CTAGGTATATCACTTGCTAATAGTTCTAAAACAATGACAGGCAAGTCGAGCACAAACAAAACCTATAAAGTTAAACAAGACGGTAGTACAGAGGTTGCTATTCTAAACAAAGTACCACAATGGTACATTGACGCTCAAGTTGAAAAAGGTTTGATTACAAACCGTGATGCTGAAAACTTTATCTACGGTGTAGGTTCTGGTGAAAGTCCTGACTTACAAATGGCTATGGATAAAGCAATACTAATTGCAAAAGCAAGTCTTGCTGACCAATTAGAGGGTGAGTTAAATAAACGAGCTAATTACTTTATGACAGAGGATGGCAAAGAAGGTAACAAAAAAGTTGCTTCTAAAATTGACCAGACTATTGTCAACATAATCAAAGACACAAAGGTTACTGGTTATGAAGAATGGCACAAAGGTGTATTTGAAACACCACAAGGTACTTATCGAGTATATATAGGACTCAAAATGGGTATCGGTGACTACAACAGATTGGCAGAATACATTGTTGATAATGCAGAGTCTGATATAGACGTTAATAAACTAGCAAAAGATGCTACTGAAAGTTTAATTGCTGTACCTGTTGAACCTGTTACAGTAGTTGAAGAATAGACTTATGACAATAATAGTTTATAGTAAACCTGCCTGTGTTTATTGTGATAAAGCCAAGGCGTTATTAACACGCCTTGGTTCTAAATATACAGAAAAGGTGGTGACAAAAGATATATCACTACCTGAACTGTTTGAAGAACTAGGCAAACAAGTAAGAACAATACCACAGATAACTATTGATGGGAAACATATAGGTGGTTACAACGAACTTACCGAGTACTTTATGGAACAAGGTAAAATTAACTTTAAAGGAGAGATTATATAATGAACATAGTATCACAAACACATAGAGGTAGTGCTATAAGACACGATTTAAAAAGAAAAACTATGATTGAGTTTATACAAAACGGCGAAGTCATTATGGGAATATTTAAGCTTGATAAGAAGAATGATATGGGTAGTGGAACTTATATTGGTGTAAAAGATTGTGAAACAAAATCTTGTTGGCAAATAAATACTGATACAATTATTTCTTTGGGTTATCTGTGATAGATGAAAAGAAACAAAAAGATATAGACCGTATGGCAGAATTACGGTCTAGAAAGAAACCTGCTAAAATGACAGGTGTACATCCATCAATATTAGAACTAGATGATGACCATGAATGGTCTTATACAAATCTTAAAAAGTGGATTGAAAATCAAGAAGATATTGCAAAAGCAGCAGGACAAACTGAACGATCAAAGACAGCAGAAATGAGTAACAAAAAGAAAGATGAGGCTATGAGAACAAGAATAGATGCTCAGGCTTATATTCGCATAATCAAACGATATATTCGTACAGGTGATTGGGATGGTATGTACTACGGACCAAATGAAAGTAAGTTGACAAAGTGGAAAGTTATAGCGCCAGCAAGATGATAAATAGTAGTATGGATTTAACAATATCAGACAATGCATATACACACCTAGGACATCTTTTAGCAGAACATAACAAGAAATATGTTAGACTACAAGTAAAGGGTGGTGGGTGTGCTGGGTTTGAATACGAATGGACATTTGAAGATGAACAAGATACAGATGACCATGTAATAGACAATAGATTATTAGTACACAGAACAAATGAACTATATCTAACAGGTATAGAAATAGATTATAACAGCGAAACATTTGGTAGTTTCTTTACATTTAATAACCCAAAAGCAAAATCACAATGTGGTTGCGGAACATCATTTAGTATATAACATGGGTAAAATATTACAGTTTCCAATGCATAGAGTTAAACGAGCTGTGCCAGAGGTAACAATTTCTGACGAACAAAAACAACACTTCAAAGAAGAACAATTCATTGAGCAGTTGACAGAACAATTAAGCTTAGACGTATTAGAGGTTCTTAAAGACAATGTAGTAGATATTAATGATGATATATTTTTAAGAGATTTAGCAATCACTATAGAATCAATCAAAAGTTTATTGAAAAGAGATTTTAATAAACCCCACCCATTGCAAAAGATTACAGATACACTTGTTAATATTCTTACAACACCAGATGGTAAGAAACTTACTGAAATTCACTACAATAGAATCATCAAAACTGTTAAAGCAGTTGTGGTGCCCCCAAAACCAGAAGAAAAACAAGAGAAAACAGTAGATGTTGACTTTGAATTTGACCTAGAATAAGTGCTTTACATTTATTAAGAAGTGTGATATAATAAGATATATGATAATAGTTGATATAAACCAAATAATGATTTCTAACCTTATGGTTACTCTCAGCAGAGATAGTATGACTTTAAGTGAAGATTTAGTCCGACATATGGTTCTAAACTCTCTCCGAGGTCACAATAAGAAATTTAGAAAAGAATACGGCGAAATGGTAATCGCTTGTGATAGTAAGAATGTATGGAGACGAGAAGTGTTTCCTAATTACAAAGCAGGTAGAAAAGCAAATAGAGAAAAATCAGAACATGATTGGAATGCTATTTTTTCTATGTTACACAATATCAAAGATGAGATTAAAAACTTCTTGCCTTACAAGGTTATTGAAATAGAAACAGCAGAAGCCGATGATATTATTGCTACACTAGTCAATAGATTACAAAGACAAACAGGTCCTAATCATGCTAAGAAAGTATTAATACTATCTGGTGATAAAGACTTTATACAACTACACAATGCTAATGTTAGACAATATAATCCTGTACTATCTAAATTTGTAGGTAAAGATGAAACACCAAGTATATATATTAAAGAACATATATTAAAAGGTGACCGAAGTGATGGGATCCCTAATGTATTATCAGATGATAATGTATTTGTTGAAGAAGGTAGACGACAAAGACCTTTAAGTAAAAAGAAAATTGAAGCTTGGGTAAATGAAATGATTATGACATTTACTGAAGAAGAACAAAAGAATTACAATCGAAATCGACAATTAATTGATCTAAGTTGTATACCGCCTGAATTAGAGGCGAAGATAATTAATGAGTTTAATGATGTTAAAGTGGCAAGTAGAGATAAAATACTGAACTACTTTATAACAAAGAAACTTAAAACTTTAATCGAAGTTATAGATGAATTTTAACTTTGAAAGAACTGTTAAGGAGAAATAACAATGGCTATAATAAGAAGAAATGCAGACGGCTCAATACAAAGCGATAGTAGGGGAACAGAACCTACACAATCACACCCAGCATTAGCAACAAGAAAAGGAATGGCAGCACTACAAGAAACAGGTAGAGCAGTTCCACCAATGATGTTTGAGATTGCTGCAAAAATAAATAACGCTAAAGATAAACCAAGAAAACTTAAAGTACTGAAAGAAAATGATTCAGTAGCTTTAAGACAAGTGCTAAAAGGTGCATTTGATCCAAAGATAGAATGGGCATTACCAACAAGTGAAGAAATACCATACAAAATTAATGATGCACCAATAGGTACAGACCATACATTACTATCTCACGAAGCAAAAAGATTATATCTTTTTACAAAGGGTGGTGATAATACACTATCAAATACAAAAAGAGAAACACTTTTTATACAAATGCTTGAAGGTTTATGTGCTGAAGAAGCAAACTTTTTAGTAACAGTTGTAAAGAAAAAAGTGAATAATGAATATAAAGGATTTACTGCCAATCTAGTGAAAGAAGCATTTGATTGGAATGATGAATTTATGAAGAAATAGAGGTTATTGCCGTAATAAATCTAGAGCCCTCTATCAAAAACCCTTATTTTTCAACGATTTTAGACTATTCTAAAGTATTGATTTATAAGGGTTTTTTTATTTGAGAAATGACAGAAAACAAGGGTTTTTGCTGCCCGAAAGTGCTTGATTTATTGCTAAAATAGTGTATTATAGTAGAATAATAATAAATAAAAGGATACATTATGAAACGACCAATACTAGAAATTCAAGCAAGAATAGAAAATTGCACAAACGAAGATTTAAATGCTGTAATCGGCATGATTAAAAATCAAAGACAAATCCTGGCGATGAACGCTGGGTCAACATTTAATGTTGGACAAAAAGTTACATTTAGTAATATGACTGGACACATTGAAAAGATTGCTCGTACTAGAGCAGTAGTTCAAGTTATTAACGGTCCTAGATACCGTGTTCAAATGTCAACAATGAGGGCTGCTTAATGAATTACTATTGCATGGTGTCTATCAAAGATTCTGATAGACCAGAGATTTTAGAAATTCAAGGAGTTACATGGTTTGCTACTGAAGAATTAGCATATCAATATTATATGTTTTTGAAACCTGAATTAAGAGAAGAAAATGTTTTTCCAGTTGAAGAACAAGATTTATCCTCTTTTGAAAATATAAGCTCTGAAGATATAAGAATAGCAAAAACAAAAACTAGATTAACAGGACTTGAAACCGGCGTATTAGTCGGTCAAGGTTCATCATATGAAAAGGCAATAAATGAAATTAAATAGATACGAAAAAAAAATAATCAAAGCAATTGTAGAAAGCCGTAAGGGTATCTACGAAACACCTAAAAGAGTTAAGGCAGAATACAAACCTTGTAAAGAGTATGACGCTGCCCTTTCTTTGTTTCTGAAAAAGTTAATCTATGCAGAAACAACAAACGAGTTAGAGATAGAAGGTCCTGCTCTACCACAACCAAAGTTTAGATGGTTTACTTGTAAACTACATAAAGACTATGCTACGAAAAGAGAGTTGAGGAAATTATTATGAAATACATTTCTTACCTACTAGCAATTTCAGGCATATACTTTTTTGTTTATGCTTGTCAACCAGCACCGTGTACTGATGATGGTTGCCCAGAGTTTAATGAACTAACACAGCCACCAGAAAATTCTGATGTGGGAATGATTGAGAAAG